TGCCGACTTTCATACTTCTGAGGCTGATGTCCGAGGAATCAAAGGGCCGGTCGGCTCCGGAAAGTCTTCCACCTGCTGCATGGAGATTGTCAAGCACTCCCTCAAGCAAACCCCACACAATGGTTGGCGCAAGGCTCGATGGGCTGTTATCCGCAATACCTACCCCGAACTCAAGTCCACCACGATCAAGACTTGGCAGACTTGGTTCAATGACGAGCTGGCTCCGATCAAGTGGGATGCCCCGATCACAGCTCACATGAAGATCAAGGACTGTGGAGATGGCAACGGACTGGATCTCGAAGTCATCTTCATCGCTTTAGACAAAGCTTCCGAAACCGGCAAACTGAGATCTCTTGAACTTACTGGAGCTTGGATCAATGAAGCCTCAGAGGTTCCGCATGAAGTCTTCAACATGGTTACACAGAGGATCGGTCGTTACCCCGCGAAGACTCACGGCGGCGGCCCCGTTCATCCATGCGTCATCCTCGATACCAACCCGCCTGACGACGATCACTGGTATTACAAGATTGCAGAAGAAGACACCCCCGAAGGATGGGAATTCTTTAACCAACCGGGTGGTCTCATTCGTCTTCAAGAGGGCGATGATGTTCAATACAAGCCGAATCCGGATGCGGAGAATGTGTTCAACCTTCCTCAAGGGTATGAGTATTACCTGAAGATGATTAAGGGCAAGTCCGACGACTGGATCAAAGTCTTTGTCCTCGGCCAGTACGGAACCACCGCTGACGGAAAGCCTGTCTACCCAGAGTACAACGACAGAATCCATACCTCGGAAGAAGAGATCCTTGTGAACAGAGGACTCCCTCTGTATCTTGGATGGGACTTCGGACTCACACCAGCCTGCATCGTCGGACAGATTACTGCCCGTGGGCAGCTTGTGATTCTTGAAGAGTTCCTAGCTGAAGACATGGGCATCAGACAATTTGCTCAGGAAATCGTCAAGCCAGCCCTGATGACGACCTACTCCGGAATGCGGTTCATCTCTGTTGGTGACCCCGCCGGAACGCATAGGTCTCAAGCGGACGAGCGAACCTGCTACCAAGAACTTCTTGAGGCTGGGATTGCAAGTGAGCCAACAAACACAAACGATTTCATACCACGCAGAGAATCGGTTGCTTACTTCCTCAACAAGCTGGCTGGGGGAGAACCTGGATTTCTTCTCTCGCCAAACTGCCGCCAACTCCGCAAGGGGTTCCTCGGCGGTTACAGGTATGAACGACTCAAGGTCGCCGGTGAAAGATACCGAGACCGACCAGTCAAAGATAGATTCAGTCATCCACACGATGCACTCCAGTACCTCTGTTTAGCAGCTCGTAGCGGCAAAGTAGAAGTGAGAGCACGGGTAATTAAAAAAGCGTCCAGCAAAGCATGGGCATGAGGAATAAACCATGACACAGGTGTATCAGGCAGCCGCGCCAGTCGAAGCAGACATCAGCGCCGTCCAAGCACAAGGCGTGGATAACTCCGACCTGATCGCTATGGGCATCTCTGGTCACATTAATTCCTGCTGGACTCAAGCGAAGATGGCTAAACAAGACATCACAGAGCGCCTACTCCAGTGCGAGCGCCAGCGGCGTGGTGAATATGATCCAGACAAAGCTATGGACATAGCTGAAACTGGTGGATCAGACATCTTCATGATGCTGACAGACGTTAAATGTGCCGCCGCCAAGTCGTGGATTCAGGACGTAATGCTCCAAGCAGACCGCCCTTTCGATCTCGTACCTGCTCAGGAACCACAGATTCCTCCTGAAGTCCGTCTGTCGATCATCGACTTGGTTCGGACAGAGGCAGAAGATTACGTTCTTGCTGGGCAGCAACTGCACCCAGAGACATTCCGCAAGCGGATGAACGAAGTCCACGACATGATTTCTATTCGTGTCAAGGAAGAAGCCAAGGCTACCGCAGAGAGAATGGCTCAGGTCATCCAAGATCAACTGGATGTTGGTAAGTTCAAGCCTGCCATGCAGGACTTCATTGATGACTTCGTGACGTTCCCCACGGCCATCCTCAAAGGCCCAAGCGTTCGCCGCAAGAAGCAACTCCAGTGGGGGCCAAACTTCATGCCTATCGTTGTGAACGATATGATTCGTGAGGTTTCAAGGGTTTCTCCCTACGACATCTTCCCAAGCGCCAACTCAATGGGCGTGGATGACGGATTCCTGATCCAGCGCCACCGTCTGTCGGCCAAGACTCTAGAGTCCATGAAGGGTGTCCCCGGATACTCGGACGACGAGATAGATCAAGTCATCATCCGATACGCAAGAACTGGCTACCGATACAACGAGTTCGGAGACCAGCAGCGCGACGACCTCGAAGGCAAGACGAATTCCCAAATGCACAACGATCACCTGATCGAAGCACTGGAATTCTGGGGGCCAGTCATGGGCGACCTACTCATGCAGTGGGGCATGAAGGACGTAGAACCCAACAAGGTCTATGAGATCAATGCTTGGCAAGTGGCAAACTTCACCATCAAGGTGGTTCTAAATCCAGACCCCCTCGGTGAGCGCCCCTACGAGATCGCTTCATGGAGAACCATTCCTTCAGCTTTCTGGGGCATGGGTCTTCCTGAGAACATGCGCGATGTGCAGATCATGTGCAACGCCTCGGCTCGCGCCCTAGCAAACAACATGGGTATCGGCTCCGGCCCTCAGGTTGAAGTGGCTGTGGACAGATTGGCTGATGGCGAAGACATCACCCAGATGTATCCTTGGAAGATCTGGCAGACCACATCGGATAAAACTGGTGGTGGGCAGCCGGGTGTTCGCTTCTTTATGCCTGAGATGAAGGCCGCTGAGTTGATGGGCATCTATAACCAGTTCGCCAAACAAGCGGACGAAGTGACAGGTATCCCAAATTACATCTACGGTTCTGGCTCTGGAGCAAGTGGCGCAGGCCGCACAGCTTCTGGTCTGTCTATGTTGATGGACAACGCCGCCAAGGGAATCAAGATGGCGGTCGGCACAATCGACGATGTTGTCGTCATGGTTGTCAACCGCTTCTACATTCACAACATGATCTACAACCCTGATCCATACATCAAGGGTGACTTCCGTGTTGTAGCCAAGGGCGCAATGGGACTGATCGCCAAGGAACAGATCCAAGTTCGCCGTAATGAGTTCTTGAATCTTGTGCTCAGCAACCAGATCGCTCTAGAGATTGTTGGCCCAGAGGGTGCGGCGTATCTGTTGCGCGAGACAGCGATGGGCTTACAGATGGATACCGACAGATTGGTTCCATCGACAGAGATGATGAAGTTCAAACAAGAACGGATTCAGATGGCAATGCAACAGTTGCAGGCCACAATGCCACAACAACAGATTGCAGCACCAGAGGCAACAAACCCCGCTGGAGACCAAGCGCCTCCGGCTATGAATACAGTCCAACCCCAACAAGGAGTATCAGCATGATGACCAAAAAAGTTGCCAAGAAGGGCATGATCCCCGCAGGCTACGCCAACGGCGGTCAGGTTAAAGGGGCTACTATGCCTCTTACCACTCGAATTTCAACTACTCCTCGGGCTATGGCAGCTCCTCGTCCAGCTCCCGCTACCCGAGGTGCGCCAGCCACTCGATCAATGCCAGCTACCCGAGATATGCCAGCTACCCGAGCCATGCCAGCCACTCGATCCATGCCAGCTACCGGCGCTATGCCAGAGTCTCCAAATGGAGGCATGTTAAAAATGGCAAATGGTGGTCACGCTAAAAAAGAAATGGCCGCCCTGAAAAAAGGTGGAGCCAGCAAGAAGATCATGATGTCAGAAGCCAAAGAGTACGGCATGAAGATGGCAAATGGCGGCAAAGCAAAAATGGCAAATGGCGGCAAGGCATTCAAGCCTTGCGCTGGTTGCCCCATGCCAAAGAAGTGCGCTGCCGCAGGTAAGTGCTTGAAGGGTGGCAAATGATCGCCAAGATTGTTGAGCAGGCCAAGGCTTTGGTCGCCAAGTTCATGGAACGAGTAAATAAGCTGAGGGAAAAGAAATGAAACCTGATTGGCAAAACAAGAGCTACGCCAAGACAAGCTCACCCACCGCCCCTTCGACTATGCACTCCAAGTTGAAGGTTGGCATGACCAGCCTTCACTCGAAGATTGCTGTCTCCAACCACAACATGCCTAGTCAGCCAATGCCTACTGTTCGCAAGTTTGCTGATGGTGGTTCTGTGCGTACTCGCTCTGACGATGAGATTGGTGATACCGATCTTCGTACCGGCAAGGTAGATCCTGGCAGCTATGACCGTCGAATGGCTGAAGGCGCAAAGAACATGGAACGCCTTCGCTCTGCCGCTGACAGTATCAAGTCTTTCTTCTCCGGAGAAGGCAAGTCATCTACTGCCTCCAAAGAGAATGAGTCAAATATGTCTCCTGACTCTATGGCCTCTACCTACTACAGTGGCAAAAAAGATTCTGACACTGCCAAGCCTGTGGAGATGAAGACAGAGACAACGACAGAGCCCTCATACATGAAGGATGTCCGTGATACGTTGACAAAGCCAAAGGCTGAGTCAACCATGACGATGACAGAAGAGCCTGCTGCCGTTAAAACCGACAAGCCTTCTGTCGCCAAAACAGCCAAGCCTTCTGTCGCCAAGTCTTCCTCTCGGTCTATGCCTGCTACGCCATCGCAAACAAAAGAGACTGCTGCTCAAATGCGCGAGAAACAAGTCCGCGCATCCGGCGGCTCTCGTGGCGCTCGAATGAGAGAAGCTGCAACTGATACTGGCGATGAGATGACTCGCTTGCGGGACAAGACTAGTAAGTCCATCCCCGGAGTTGTTGGTCGATTCGATCTTCAAGGAAACCAAATCCCTGTCGGCCTCGGGCCAAGATCTTCGCAGGTTTACAGTGGCGATGGAAGTACCGCTATGAGTCGCGCTGAAAACAGATACCTTCAATCACGCATTGATGCTGGTAACCTGACAGCGATGGAGAGAGCGCAGGCTAAGCGAGCTGGCTTGATCTAATGCTTCAGAAGCCATCAATACAAGTTTTAAACGCCCTTGCTTCACTTAAGGGCAACCCTCAGTTTGAGACCATTCAGCAATGGATGGTGGCCTCACTGCAAGACCTATACCGCGACAGCGCCAGCACAAAGGATGAAGTCCTATGTCGTTGGCAGCAAGGAGCGGCGCAGGCTGTGAGTGAGTTTTTAGAAAAATCAAAGGATGCCGAAGAGGTTATCCGAAAGTTGCGGTAGATAGTCTTAGGACTGTCTAGCAGCATTTTGCTGCAACAGGTGCTGGCCTTCCCAGCAACCGTTGAACACCGAACAAATCACTCGAATACCGCAAGACTCGAATGTGACTGTCTCGGCTCACGGAGAAACGATGTCTACATTACCACGTGCAGTAATCGCCGCTGAAAAGCGAGCCGATGAAATTTTGCAAGAGATAGAGAAGCAGAGCCAGATGGAGCAAATGCCTCAACCTCCGGTTGAATCGCAAGACCCTCCAACTCCCCAACCTTCTATTGACTCCATGCCTCCTCCTCAAGAGGAAAGCTGGGAACACCGATTCAAGGTTTTACAAGGGAAGTACAACGCTGAAGTTCCTCGCTTTGCACACGAGAATAAAGATTTAAAAGGTCGCCTTCAGTCTCTCGAAGAACAACTCGAAGATATGAAGAACGCAAAACCTGTCGAGCTTTTGGTTAAGCCAGAAGAGATCGAGCAATACGGTGAAGGTTTGATTGACGTAGCCCGTCGAGTCGCCAGAGAAGAGCTGGCATCGAAGGACGCACAGATTGCAAAACTCCGATCCGAAATTGATTCTGTCAAATCTGTTCAATCACATGTCGTACAGGACAACTTTTTTAAATCATTGACTGAAATGGTTCCCGACTGGGAGGCCCTTAACGCTGACGCTAATTTTTTAAATTGGCTCGATGGTGTTGATGACCTTACAGGAGAAACCAGACAGGCTCTTCTCGGCAAAGCAGAAAATCAACGTGATCCAGTTCGAGCTGCGAAGTTCTTCAACATGTATAAGAAGACATCACAATCGTGGGCGGCACAAAGCGCCGCATCAATGGAACAGCAAATTGTCCCACCAACAAACCAAGCTCCTTCGACACCGCAAGCGAAGAAGATTTGGACTCGCGCAGAAATCACAATTTTCTACGACAGGGTGAGACGAGGAACTATTTCAGATGCAGACGCAAGTGCCATTGAAGCTGATATTGCATCAGCATCTTTCGAGGGTCGTATTCGATGACCCAAACAAATCAATCTTTTTTTAAGGAAAAATCATGTCATTAGGTATAGCAGGCGCAGGTTCCGCAGCCCTTATTAGCGGAGCATATCCCCAGTATTCAACTGCCAGCACAACCAAGTTCATCCCTGAAGTTTGGTCTGGCAAGTTGCAAGCTAAGTTCTACAAGAGCACCGTTCTTGCAGAGATCACCAACAACGACTGGGAAGGCGAGATCAAGGGTCAAGGCGATAAAGTCTATATCCGTTCAATCCCTACCATCACTATCCGTTCATACACAAAAGGTATGAACCTGACGAACGAAGTCCCCACATCTACTCCCTTAGAGTTGAACATTGACCAAGGTCAATACTTCTCCGTGGTGTTGGATGACGTTGATGCCGTTCAAGCCGACGTTAAGTTGATGGACATGTTCACCAACGATGCCAGCGAGCAAATGAAGATCACTATCGACGCAGATGTGTTGAATGGTGTGAAAGCAGGCGCAGCCTCAGCAAACAAGGGTGCAACAGCCGGTGTTATCTCTGGCAACATCAACTTGGGTGCTACCTACGCTACCCGCGCCATCAGCAAGACCAACGTGTTGGACTTGATTTTGGACATGGGCCAAGTGTTGGACGAGCAAGACGTTCCTGAGACTGGTCGTTGGTTGGTTATTCCTTCATGGATGGCCGCCTTGATTAAGAACTCTGACCTGAAGCAAGCGTACTTGACCGGCGACAGCCAGTCTCCCTTGCGTAACGGTAAGCTCGGCATGATCGACCGCTTCACCCTGTACGTCTCCAACAACCTGCCTTACGCCACTGACTTGGGTTCCGACTCATCTACTGGTGGCACAGGTACTGCTGCTGACGTTCGTGGTTGGAACATCCTTGCCGGTACACGCGATGCAATCTCCTTTGCTTCACAAATGGCAAACGTCGAGACCATCCGCGCTCAATCCACATTCGGTAACATCGTTCGTGGTTTGAATGTCTACGGCTACAAAGTGACCAAGCCCGAAGCTTTGGTCAATGCACTGGTTTCCAAAGCCTAAGCAGTTGCCGAGGAATTGGGGGAGGCTTCGGCCTCCTCCCTTTTTATGCTATACATCCGCAATACACAAACCAGCAAGCTTCATGCTTACGATAGATCCCTGCTTGAGCTTGGATACTACGCAGAGTATGAGGATGATCCGCAAGATCCGCCGAAGCGGACGAAAGACGTTACGTTCTATGTCTCTGCGTTGGGGATTGGGGACGCTGTCTGTGGAATGTATGCGGCTTGCGGAATAGCAGATCAAGGGTTCAACGTTACGCTTCACACGAGGCATGGCGATTGGCTCTCCGCTGTTTCGCACCCCAATGTCAGCATTTGCCCAGAGACAGATTTCTCAGCAGATGCAAACCTTGATTACCAAGGCCAGCTACGAGCCGGTAGGGACAAGAGCTTCAGTTCAAGACCAAACTGGTACGTCCAGAACCTGCGCCGTTACTACGAGATTCCAAACTGCACAGCCAAGAGGCCAGAGATGGTAACCAAGTACGCCAAGGCTGGGAAGCTGGCCGTTCTTGTACCTACAGGTGCTTGGTCGGTGCGCTCTTGGAACGCCGACAGATGGACAGATCTGTCTAATCTGTTAACAGATGCAGGGTACGTAGTCGTAACCATAGGCTCAGGTAGAGATCGAGAGTCTCTTGAAAAGATCCCATCATCTCGGCTTTACTGGAATCGGCCAGCCTCAGAGATCCTTGAACTGATCGGCAGCGCCACCGTCATGTACGGCAACGACAGTGGCATGGCGCACATTGGCGGATTGCTTGGCACACCGACAGTTGCTGTCCTTGGCCCAACCACAAGAGACTTTGTTTTTGATTGCGGAGAATCTGTTGTTGGGATAAGCTCTGACATGCCATGCACAGGGTGTTATTGGCGAAGAGACCACGGCTGGGACGAGCGATGCGTAAAAAACTGCGAGTCTTTGCAGTCAATCAAGCCAGAATCAGTATTCCAGTTGGGAGAATCACATGTTCATGAGAAACAAGCGCACGGGCAGGATAGTGGTCTACGACGAGAAGCTGCTGGAGCTGGGGTACGAGGTGGTCGTAGACGAGCCAAAGCCAAAGAAGCCAACTGACGACGAGGTTTCCGTGCAGGACGAGATCACCATCAAACTGTTTAAAGAGGCCGCATGAAGGCGAAGGACATAAAACGCGAAGGTGGCAAGCTCGTCTATCGAGGACAAGAGTTTGATGGCTTCAACAAGCCAAAGAATGCCCCTGCTGGTGCAAAGCAAAAGAAGGTCGTTCTCGCCAAGAAAGGCGATGAAGTGAAGCTTGTTCGCTTTGGACTTCGAGGGATGGAAGACTTCACACAACACAAAGACCCTGAGCGCCGTAAGAACTACCTTGCGCGATCAGCAGGCATCAAAAATAAAAGCGGTCAGCCCACCAAGGATGATGTGTTCAGTGCAAACCACTGGGCTAGAAAGGTACTTTGGTAGTATAAATGGCAACATTTCAAAATGTAATGGACGATGCGCGGATCATTCTCAATGATGAAGTCACTGAGTTGAACCCAATCCCTCGCTATACGGAGGCCCAGTTGTTGAGCTACGCTCGCTCGGCTCTTATCGAGGCTCGTCGGGTCAGGCCAGATCTGTTTCTGTCAAACCTGACCACTTCTTTCGCAAGCTACACGGAAGTCTCTACGATTCCAATCTCTGATGACTACCTGCTTGCTATGGTTGACTACGTTGTCCACCGCTCAGAGTTGAGAGATGACGAGTTTGCCGTGGACGGAAGATCAGCCGCCCTATATCAGAAGTTTAAATCTGGACTTTTGGGAATCACATGAAGACACTTGAATCATTCCTACCAGAGATCCTTCCTGACGTACCCGGATGTACGTCCGATATGGCTATCCGCGCTCTTCGCAACACGATTATTGAGTTCTGCGAGAAGAGCCTGATATATCAAGACACAATGGATGCGGTCACGGTTTTGCAGGGCATAACAGATTACGATCTGGAGCCACCAAAAGACTACCGAATTCAGAAGATCATGAAGGTTTGGTATCTTGGGCAGGAGCTTGAGGCTTTGGCTCCTGATGGTATTGGTGTGCCAGATGCGTACCGAACCAACATAACTGGCTACAACCCCAGCAGCGGCCCACCCGCCGGATATACACAGAAGGACGTTGATACCTTCACAATTCTGCCAATTCCGGATCAGAAGTATGCAGCATCTATTACAATGAGAGTGGCTCTCGTTCCCCTGAGAACAGTGACAGAGGTTGTTGATTTTCTGTTTGAAATTTGGGGTGAGACGTTGGGGTTTGGTGCAAAGGCAAGGCTGATGCTGACGCCTGGAAAGCCATACTCAAACAACGAGTCAGCAAACTTCAATCAAGTTCGCTACATGACTGGATTGAATGACGCAAGACAGAGAGCTTTGCGCGGCAATGTGCGATCTACTTTACAAGTTAAGTTGAGGAAGCCATGACAGAAAAAATCAAACTTGTTCAAGGCGATACTCGTCCAGCCATTGTCTGCACGATCACAGATGAGACTACAGGGGCTGCTGTAAATATTACTGGAGCTACTGTCGTTTTGAAGTTCCGCCCAGTCGGGAGCACAACACTCCAAGCTACCGTGACTGGAACCGTTACATCAGGCGCTGCTGGACAGGTTGCCTTCTACCCAGCTTCTACCCCAGCAATGCTGACAGGGGATGCAGGAGATTACGAGGGCGAGATTGAAATTACGTTCTCTGATGGACAGATTCAAACTGTCTATGATCTTTTGAAATTTAAGATCCGCGAGGACTTCTAATGGCAAGCAAGGTCACGGCTTCGGTAACGAACGCCCGACCAAGGCTAAGTGTTACGCTCGTCGATGCGATTGTTGAATCGGACAGGGTGATTCCACTAGCAGAAGTATCTAGGGTTGCCCCAAACATTACCACCTCTTATGTCAGCCCACTGGCTGTAGCGAGCTACACGATACCGGCTGCTGACATAGCGTACATCAATCTATTTCTAGATGCAGAAATTGATGTTTCTGGCTTGTTTAGATACATAGCGGAATCTGTCACATTGAATGATGGGTCTGTTATTGCATTTGCAAAATCGCAATCTGATTCCTTTTTCATTGACGACTTTATCTTCAGTGATGTTGGAAAGTCTCTTGCAGACACAATAACTTTGTCAGACATACTTGTTCCAACACTCGTATTCTTGCGCGATTTTGCTGACACACAATCAATCTCAGATAGCACTGTTTTGGCTTTTGCAAAGCAGGCGGCAAGCTCTGTTTTGATGTCTGAAGTCCTAGCAAGATCGTTTGATAAAAACTCATCAGATGCGGTTTTAATTGCAGAGTTAGCATCTCGATCAGTTGCAAAATATCTCACAGACTCTGTTTCATCTGGAGATGCAACATATTTAAACAGCCAGAAATTATTTAACGAGACTCAATCTATAGCGGATGCTGCTGTTAGGGATATTGCAAAACTCATCGCAGATTCTGTTGTTCCTGCTGATGCTATTGCCTTTGATATATCGAAGACGCTTGCTGATGGATTTGCAATAAATGACTCGGCAGAAGCGGCTGATGGCCTTACATTCACATTCTCAATCAGCGTACAAAATATAATTTTTACATCAGATGCAGAGCAAAAGAGTTTCGATAAAACAAGAACAGATTCTGTAGGTATAGCGGACAGCGGGTTGCTGAGCAACCAAGATTACATAGACCCAACATATTTTGCAGAAGATTATGTTGGAGCAAGTTACATTTTTTAAGCGGAGTCAATCATGGTAGAAGAGAAAATCAAAATCACTGGTCATGTGGACATTGTTGTTACCGATAAAGACGGTTCCATCAAAGAAACACGAAGCGTAAAAAACCTTGTTTTGACCACCGGCAAGACATTTATTGCCGCGAGCATGTTAAAAACCACCACAAATAGCCCTGTGGCAATGAGTCACATGGCTATTGGATCTGGCACTACTGCCGCAGCGATTGGAAATACGGCGATGGAGACTCAGTTGGCTAGAGTCTCTTTGGCTACCGCCACATCATCAGGGGCTGTGGTCACGTACACCGCATCATTCCCAGCAGGGACTGGCACTGGTGCTGTAACAGAAGCAGGCATCTTCAACAACAGTTCTGGCGGAGATATGCTTTGTCGAACTGTGTTCTCTGTTGTGAACAAGGGAACAGATGACGCTATGTCTATCACATGGACAGTAACTGTAAGCTGATAAATGGTTGCAATCACAACTCGCTCTGGCAAAGGATCTCCGCTAACAAATGCGGAGATGGATGCCAACTTAAACAATATCAATGAGTCGCAGACTATTACTGGCGAGCCTATGGGCCACGCCGATAAAACACAGTCAACGATTTCGTTTAATGCGGGTACGCGAACATTTACGATAGCCCCCGTTGGCGCGAACTTTGTTGTCTGGTGCAAGGGCGAAAAGTACACCTACACAACAGCACAGAC